GTTGCCGAAAAGTTTTTATTGAAAAAATAAATAACGGTTAATCTACATCGGATTTGTTGGAATGAAAAATCTATCAAAAGAAGAGTTATTAAGTAGAATCGAAGCTATTAATAGGAGTAATGCTCTTATTTACTTTGACCTTAATGGAGTTATATTAGGGGCTAATGACATTTTTTTGGAAGCAATGGGTTTTGGTAAAGGTAATCACGCTGATATTATTGGCAAACATCATAGTATTTTTGTATGCGATGACTATGCGAGATCACTTGAATACGAAAAGTTTTGGGACATCTTAAGAAGTGGTAAGTATTATACTGGTGAGTTTGAAAGAAGAAAAAAGGACGGAAGTCTTATTAATCTTCAAGCAACCTATAATCCTATTTTCGATGAGGATGGTAAGATTACCAAGATAATGAAAGTTGCTACTGACATTAGTGCAATTGTTAATAGCAAGAAGCAAATAGATGCAATCAACAGAAGCACAGCTCTAATTAGCTTTAACATTGATGGATTTATAACAGATGCTAATTCTATATTCTTAGAAACCATGGGTTATAAAGCTAATGAAAAAGCTAAGGTCATTGGAAAACATCATAGTGTTTTTGTAAGTTATGAATATTCTAAATCTGATGAGTATACTAAGTTTTGGGAAAGTTTAAGAAAAGGAAAATACTTTGATGGAATATTTGAAAGAAGAAAAGTAGATGGATCTACTGTTTATTTGCAAGCATCTTACAATCCTGTTTTAGACAGTAAAGGAAATATCACTGATGTAGTTAAGATTGCAACTGATGTTACTGATGCTGTAAACAATGAGAAGAAGATAGAGGATCTTTCAAAGAATTTACGAATAGAACTTGATAACTCTCAAAAGCTTAAGAATGCAATTGAGATAGAAAAAGATGCAGCTCTGAATGACTTAGACGTTATGATGAAAAAAAGTCAAAGTGAGCTAATAAAAATAATTGTTAAGGTTGCATTGGCTGTAATAGTTGGAGTTGGAGTTGTAACAACAACATTGTATTGGATGGCCATTATAACAAATCAAGATACCCAGATCATTGGGTCGACTTGGAGTAACATGTTTAGTGTATTATTAACAAATGCCTTTTCGATAGTTGGTACAATAATGGGTATCAAATATGCTACTCAAGAAGGCAGTAAAGAAAAAAAATAAAGAATATGAAAATTACAAAAACAGGCACGGCAGGAATTGAAATAATCAAATCATTTGAAGGGTTTCGTTCTGCGCCATATAAATGCCCCGCAGGTATTCCGACCATTGGGTACGGAGCAACATTTTACCCAGGCGGTAAAAAAGTAACGATGACAGATGCCACGATCACTGAAGCACGTGGAACAGAACTATTACAAAGTATGCTTGTCAGTTTTGAGCAGTATGTGGATTCATATTGCCGAGATGACATCAATCAGAATCAGTTCGATGCCCTAGTATCATTTGCTTATAATCTAGGTCCAGCAAACCTAAAATCATCAACCCTATTGAAAAAAGTTAATGCTAATCCGGAAGACGAAACGATTCGTGCTGAGTTCATGAAATGGACAAAGGCTGGAGGTCGTGTGTTACGCGGTCTTGTTCGTCGACGTGAAGCAGAAGCCAATTTATATTTTAAGAAAGATTAATCATGCAATTAAGCAAAAATTTAATGTTAGCAGAAGTAACAAGATCGGAAACTGCTAAAAGACGAGGCATCAGCAATATGCCAACACCAGAACATATTGAAAACTTCAAACTGTTAGCAGAAAAAGTATTTCAACCTATCAGAGAACATTTTGGTAAACCAATCATCATTTCATCTGGATATCGTAGCAAAGAATTAAATACTGCAATTGGAGGAGCTTTGAGTTCACAGCATTGCCAAGGTGAAGCTATCGATATCGATATGGATGGAACGGATATTACCAATGCACAAGTATTCAACTACATCAAAGATAACTTAGAATTCGATCAACTTATTTGGGAATTTGGGACAGATACTAATCCGGATTGGGTGCATGTATCATATGAATCCAAGGGCAAACAACGCAAACAAATTTTGCGCGCAGTGAAAAAAGGCGGTGCCACTTCATATAAACCTTACTAAAAACTTAGATAACATGAAAACAACCGCTCTAGCAATTATATTATCGACTACAACTATGTTAACATTTATTTGTTCATATTTCTTTAATCTATCGATAACTCATTATGAGCAATACCTAGCATTGATTGCTGTGGTGTTCATAGATGGATTCTTTGGTGTAATTGCTGGAACAAAGCGGGAAGGATTTCAAACCCGCAAAGCAATTAAAGTTTTGCAAACCACAGCTGTATGGGTTTTGATTTTAACGGTGTTGTTGTCCGTAGAACAAGCATTTCGAGGCACGGCTTGGTTAAGTGAAACTATACTAGTTCCATTCATGGTGTTTCAACTAATTAGTGCATTAAAGAATGCATCAATGGCAGGATTCATTAAAGCAACTGTGCTTAATCGTATTTTAGACGCATTAGACAATCATAAAGGCGGCCGAATCGAATAATGTATTTCGAATAACTTTGATTTCTGCGGTAGTTTTCATATAATCTAATATGAACTACAAATACATTGCATTTTCTATTTTATTATTTTTAATTGGCCAGAGCGTTGTGTGGATACAAACCAATGGACCATTAATATGGCCATGGGCCAAGACATTTCGTTGGGCTCTTATGCTAATGGGAGTGCCAATTACTTGGATGTTTATGGAAGCAACTCGGTTTGCAGTTGATGGATTTGGGGGAGTATTTTGGCCTGGTCGATTCGTTTCATTTGTTAGTGGCATTACTATATTTGCTGTAATGACCTGGGTATTTAGAGATGAAGCAATTAACATGAAAACTGCTGTGTCATTAGTGTTAGCATTCACTTTAATTTTAGTGCAGCTCTTTTGGAAATGATGATATTTATTATAGATGATAAATGAATACGAAACACAGAGCACATTGAATCCAAAACTTTGGGAAGGCGATACGTTGCACCCAAAGCTTCGTGTTGGCTTCATGAAAATTGCAAAAGCTTTCTATGAATTTCTAGAAGTGAAATGTGATATTGAAGATATTATTATCATAGGCAGTAGTGCAAATTACAATTGGACTGAACATAGTGACATTGATTTGCATGTAGTTATCAACTATTTAGAAGTAGGAGATAACATGCATTTGGTTAGCAATTACATGCACGCCAAGAAAAGCATCTGGAACATGACTCATCCATTAACATACAAAGGCATGAACATTGAATTGTATGCACAAGATGTTAATGAGAATCTGCATTCAACCGTAGGCGTATATTCAGTGATGCGAGGTAAATGGTTAAGCAAACCATCATCTGATACAGTCTCAGTTGACGACGGAGCAATTCAACAAAAAGCACAACCATTTGAATATGATATCGATTCATTGAAGAAATCAGATCCACACATCGAGCGTAAGATTAAAAACATCAAACAACGACTTCAAAATTTGCGGCAATCTGGATTAGATGCAAACGGTGAATATTCCGTAGAGAACATGGCATACAAACATCTGCGTAATAAAGGATATTTAGAACGTTTAAAACAACTTGAAAAATCAGTAACAATGGGTCAACTACAAGTTGAAACTGCATTAAACGAAATAAATATGGCAGACACAATGAACAAAGCCAAAGACAAAGTAAAAAACTTTGTAGCTGCACTTAAAAACGAAAAAGACGAAACCAAACAAGCCATGGTCATGTTGTTGCAACATATTAACGGCGAAAAATTATCTCCAGAAGAATGGCGGTGGGTTCGTAGTCAATTGAAAGATGTGGTTAAATTATTAGGATTAACAGCAGTAGCAATTGTCCCAGGAGGCAGTCTAGTTGCAATATTAGCTAAAGCTCTTAAACTAGACAAACATATGCTTCCGTCTTCATTTCAAAAACCTGAGGATGAAAAAGAAATAACCGAGTCACTGATTATGCATATAACTCGTAAACGCGTATTAGACGCACCAGGCTGGGCAAAAATCATTAAGAAGACCGGCGGAGTGATAGATCCAGAAGGTCAATGGAAACACCCAGGGTGTTGCACAATGATACCAACCACCAACGGCGCTATCACAATGCGCAATGTGGCACATCCAGTTTTAGGCATCGACGAAACAGGTCATATGTTAATGATGCGACCAGAACACGATTATCAGTTTCCAGGACGCAATGTGTTTGAGATACCACACACTGCACAATGGCAGACCATGATCATGCAATTACGCAATCAAATGAACAATGGGAGTATAGATGCAAAGTAGAGGTTTAGGCGACGACATTAAAAAATTAACTGCGGCAACTGGATTAGACCAATTGGCAAAACGAATTGCGCAGATCTTAGATGAAGATTGTGGGTGTGATGATCGCCAAGCTTGGCTGAACGAACAAACAAAAGATTGGGCAATATACAAAAAAAGGAATATAGACAATGGCACTGATAAATAAAACAGGTATCGTGAATGGAGGAACGGTACAAGCAGAACATGTTACACGCGCAATTGATGCATTGAGTGGAGGTAGCACAGATTCGGTACAGGCTACTGGATCATTTTCTGGATCATTGAATGGAGCTGTGAATATTACAGCTGCTAGTACAATTAATACAACACTTACATCAGGACAAACCGGCGGAATAGATTTAACTATCGCAACTAAATCAGTAGGATTGCGACTACCGGGCGGATTTCAAGCCGGTCAAGAAGCAGCTGGATCCATGTATTGGGATGATGCGGCAGGATTATTATACGTATATCAAGCAGCAACCGCTACTTGGTTAGCATGGACACCAGCATAACATAAAGGATTATCATGAAAAAACAATTAACAGAATGTGGTTGCAATGGAAATCAAGATTATAGCAATACCAGCAACTACATGTTTTTTGAGAACTTGAAAACTATTAAAAAGTCAGTAGATGCAATGCTGCAAATGGATCCAAAACAAGTGGACCGTATGCTATCATCAGGACATGGCTGGGCGGTAGATCACATTGCAACATCCAAAGACGATGTGGAAGAAGTTGGCGCGTTCATTATGAATGCAATGCAAACACGAGGCATGAAAATCTCCGGAGTCGGAATGATGGGGGACTATGATAATGACGCCGCATACAATTCACAGCAACCGCAGTTTGTTCCAGTTACTCTGAAAAATCACGGCGAAATGAAAAACTTTATTCGTGAGATTATTCGCAAAGTAAAAGATGGATACCGTTTATACAGTCACACCGGCAAAAATTTAGGTACCTTTGATAGTAAAGCTGGTGCTGAAAAACATGAACGAGAAGTTAATTACTTTAAACATATTGGAAAATAATGGAACGTCTTAAACACATACTAATTGAAGCGCAAACTAAATGTCCAATTGCAACACAGGATATTCATGTAAATCTTAAAAATCGTCAACACGGCATAGATGAATACCATTATGGGCCTGCAAATCCAGAGAAACCTGGGTCGTATTGGAAAGATGCGGCAAAGCGATGGAAAATTGATGAAGCCACTGCAAAAACAATGAAATGTGCTAACTGTGCAGCATTTGATGTTTCTGATAAAATGTGGAAATGTATGACTAAGGGTATTGAGGGCGATGAAAAAAATATTGACGCCTTAGCTACGATAGAAAAAGGCGATCTAGGTTATTGCAACTTTCTTCACTTTAAATGTGCCGGCACTAGAAGTTGCACTGTTTGGGTAACAGGCGGATCTCTGGATGATAAGGATTTAACCAAATGATGAAACTAAAAAACATAATACTAGAAAACAATGTTGTAGATCCAAATATTTTGGCTAAACCATTCTTTAAAGAATTTTCAAAACAAATGAAAACATCTCCTAAATTTTCATATTTAGGATTAAAAAATAAAGAATATATATTTACTGCGCCTATAGAAGATTTAGGAACATTAAAATTAATATTTTCTAAAGCAGACGTCATAGCAAAAGTTTCAGACACATGTGCATACTTCGGAATTGTTTATTTGCTTAATGGATTAGAACAATTTGATGCAACAGTCTGTCTTATACAAAAATCAAAAAATTCATATGAAACAATATTGTTTGATGATTCAGATTCTGCTTTTAATAATTCAAAAACAAATTTTGCAAACATAATTAAAAATATGATGTAATGTTAAGTTATAACGTACACACTCCTAATTATCAAGATATTCAAATTTCAAAACCGTTACCTGATGATATTGCTGAACATGTTTTACTAAACGGTACATGTCACGTGGATCATGAAGGTTTTGATTTAAATGAAATTGAACAAGCATATCACAGGCACAATAATGTTTCTTTAGAACATGATACAACTTGGTATAAGGATGGAGATGCTGCAAAAGGAGCGCATGCAATTATTCAGCCATGGCTTACACAACGAGGTGATTCTGAATTAATATTAGATCATAGTCAATTTGTATTTAGATATCCACTATCAGGCGATGCCGCGGCTCAAGTGAAGTCATATGCAAAGCAACGTCCAGAGTTATTAAGAATACTAAGCGCTGAATTTAAATGCGGATTGGACTTATGTATTGATTACGTACTAGAAGATCGGATCCGACCCATAGTTCATATAGAATGGGACTATCAAACCGTATCAGATATGCTCGTTAATGTCGATTACGTAGAAACCATATTACAATATACCAATTGGCAAGAAATAGTACCAATTGTTAACCGTTTTAACATGTTATCAAAAAACTCATTAGATGCATTTCAACAAGCAGATTTTAGATCCATGCTATTGTTCGGTCGTAAGTCTTACAAATTAATTCCTACGTTGTAATATTTATTAATATGAAACTAATGAATTTACTTTTTGAATCAAAAGACAAATCGGAAACTTTCGAAACATTTGCTGATACCCGTGAAGCTGGTGCTGAGAAAATTGTTGATACCGCAAAAAAGAAAGGCGGGTTAGCTCTTTTAACATGGCATCATTTCAAAGTTAAGTTGCCTTATTACAAACGAGCAGCTGCTGGTAAATTTGATGTTGACGCAGCAACAAAAGAATTTGATGCTACATATAAAAAAATATCAACATCCATGACACAAATTGAGTTTCAACGAGAATTGGGTCGACTCGAAGTTTTAGGCGAATTGATTATCAGGATGAAAAAATGATACGATTACAATCTTTACTGGTAGAAGGTAACGGTCCACTTACCGGCGAATGGCTAACTAAAGGAGTATCATTAGCCCGACAGTTAATGTCCCGAGGATTCAGTGATATAGAAGCAGCAGCAATTGTTGGTAATATGTGGGCCGAATCTACATTTAACCCTACTGCAAAAAATGCAATCGGCGCATTTGGTTTATTGCAATGGCTCGGTGCTAGAAAAAAAGAACTTCGGAAGTTTGCGAAGGCTAAAGGGTCAAATCCACGTAATCTAAGTACTCAGTTAGATTTTATTAAATTTGAATTAAAAGATGCATATGATGGTGCTTATGCATACGAACAGAACATGTTTAACAAAGCAATGAATGCCGGCAAAGATGTGATGTCTAAGGCAGGCGGATTTGCCAAATTTAGTGAACGACCAAATGCGGCAGAGCTTAATGCTAGTATCAAATCTAGAAAAATTGCAGCAAAAAATGTGTATGATGCATTAACAAAATCAAAACCTAAAACCGACAGTAATACTAAAACTGATAAAACTGCCAGCGACAGTTTAAATTTACTTACTCGAGCAAATCAAATCTTCAAACAAAAAACATACACCGTTAAACCTGGAGATAGTTTAAGTGTAATTGCTTCTAAATACAAAGTTTCAGTAGATTCACTTAAACGAGCAAACAATCTTAAGTCAGATTTAATACGACTAGGTCAAAAGCTTATCATCAAGTAATTTGGTTATATTGTGTAATTTTCATATAATAAGTTATGGAAACAAAGAATTTTATAGATGCAGTGTTCATGAAATCCATTAACATAATGGCCACCGATAATTGGGAATGGCCAGCACAATGGGACATGACTCGAAAACTAAAATTTTTAAACGATACAATGAATTATGCAAAACAAAATGAGTTTTGGGAACAAGCCGCAATTATTAGAGATGTCAAAGAAAAAATCGACGAAGAAGCCGGATCTGTATCAAGTGATACTGATGAATGACGATCGAAACACGTATGAACATGTTGTTGGTTGTTTAATGGAAATTTGCGGACACAATTACTTTCAGGCAGTGCAATGTGCAACGATCACTAACAATGTCAAGCAATGCGCTGTATGCATTGATACAGAAGAGATGTGCCGCAATGTGTGTCATGATTTGATGCATGAAGGATTAACAGCCGTAGTTACAAAAAAATCAAAAAAATGAATTGGATTAGAAAAATTCGTATCGGGGTTCTTCATGCCCGATATCACCGAATGCTGCGAAAAGCAGATGTAGCACGTTCCAACCAAGATGTGTTGGCATTCAAGAAATACATATATCGAGCAGAAGATGCTTGGAGAAAAATAGTTATACTAACAGAAAAAATGAAATAAAGTTATGGGTAAAAAAGCCGCACACTCCGGGATGTCCCCGAAAGATCGTAGCATCAACATGATGGATAAATTCATCACTCGCAATGCAAATCGTGAAAAGAATCAACCACGCCTACCGGCTCGTCGCAAAGATCCAAATGTGCCATTTGATTTGTGGCCACTCAAGGATCAGCTTGAACACCGAGACACACAATCAGATGCAGATCGTTTTGATGAGCAGTATGCAGCATACTCTACTTGGTATGATGAAGTAAAGCGTCGTAGTGGTGTATATCCGGCCACGTTCCTCGACTTTACCAGAAACTTAAAGCCTGAGATGCGTACCATGTGGGAGTGCAAGACACACCCTAAACAGGCGGTATTAGAACTTCGTAAAAAAGGAGTTTACTAGGATGGACAAGCAGTATAAATATGTTTACGGAAGAGGGCGAGAATCTTTTAACTTGCCCGAGTCTGATATTCGTTATGCTATGTCCAACACCAAATCAAATGCAGAGGCAGCCCGGTTTCTCAAAGTGTCTTTCACTACTTGGAAGAAATATGCAAAAATGTATGTGGATCGAGAAACCGGCAAGACGCTGTATGATCTGCATACCAATCAAGCCGGCATAGGAATTGCCAAAGACAGCCAAAGAGCTACAGCAGGAATATATCCTATAGACAAAATACTAGAAGGACAGTTTCCTAACTATCCAGCCTGGAAGCTTCGCAATCGACTGTTTGCATTAGGTATTATGCCAGAAGAATGCACTAGTTGCGGATATGCAGAACACCGAATAACAGATGACACCGTGCCATTGCTTTTGGATCATATTGATGGAGATGAAACCAATCATCGTATAGAAAATTTGCAGATGCTTTGCTTGAACTGTTACTATCAGCAAACCGGTAATCCATTTAATAAAGACAAAGAAACATTTTGGAACTATAATTTATTGGGCTGATATTTATTAATATGAAATACCTAGGAGTTCGTAGATGTTTAATAAATTTATAGCATGGTTTGCAAAAAATCCAAACAAAAAGTTTGTGTTACGAAGTGGAAGCGTTATCTCAGCTACCATAGCTAAAACCAGAACTACAACATTTTTAAATGTAATTAATCAACAACGATCTTTACGCGCATTATTAAAATTTCAAAAATTAGATGAATCCGTGCAAAAAGCTTTCATGAAAGATGTAATTAACGGTACCAGCACCAGTAAGCTCCTAGCACGGTTCGATCAATTAACAATGTCAAACATGGAACGTGGATTCAAGCGTAATCCAGAAATAAAAGCCTGGTTCGATAAATTGCCTTTGGATCAACGACAGTATTTAACAAAACAAGTCGATCAAGGTTATATGCCGTTTTCTGCAATACAACATGATTTCCGGATTCGTACAAAATTAGATTTTTATAAATCATCTGATTTATCTTTAGTATTTAATCCACATTATACTGGTATTAATTCCGCTCAGCG